AAAATCAGCATCTCAACACGCTATGCCTAACTATGTAGCTGTTGCACCTAGAATGTATAAAGGAGTAATAGAATCTTTAGTTAGAAGAATGATTCCGTTTGCCGACTTAATACAAGTAACTCATTTAAAACTACAACAAGTAATTGCTAGAACTGTACCTGACGGAGTTTATATTGATGCGGATGGATTAAATGAGGTTGACCTTGGAACAGGTAATGCTTATAATCCTGAAGATGCATTGAGGTTATATTTTCAAACCGGTTCTGTTATAGGTAGAAGCTACACACAGGATGGTGACTTTAACCAAGCTAGAGTTCCAATAAAAGAAATAGCTAGTAGTTCAGGAGCTAGTAAAGCTCAAATGTTAATTGCTAATTATAATCATTATTTAGGAATGATTAGACAGGTTACAGGATTAAACGAAGCAAGAGACGCTTCTACTCCTGACCCTAACTCTTTGGTTGGTTTACAAAAATTAGCTGCTTTGAATTCTAATGTAGCTACTCGACACATACTTGATGGAGCATTGTATGTATTCAGAACTTTATCTGAAGCTTTAACTTATAGAGTTGCAGATATTTTAGAGTACGCAGATTTCAAAGATGATTTTGTAAACAAGATTGGAAAATATAACGTCAGTATATTAAGTGATATATCTGATTTATATATATATGATTTTGGAATCTTTATTGACGTAGCTCCTGATGAAGAACAAAAAGCTCAATTAGAACAAAATATACAAATGGCTTTGTCTAAGCAGGATATTAATTTGGAAGATGCTATAGATATAAGGGAAATAAAAAATCTTAAACTTGCTAATCAATTATTGAAGTTGAAAAGAAAACAAAAGCAAGAAAGAGAAGAAAGAATGGCAACTCAAAAACAACAAGCTCAAGCTCAAGCTCAAATGCAATCACAACAAATGGCTGCTCAATTGGCAATGCAAAAACAAGAAGCTGAGTTAAATGGAAAGATGCAATTAAAACAAGCTGAAATATCTTTTGAAATAGAAAAGATGAATAATGAAGCTCAATTAAAACAAATGTTGATGGCAGAAGAGTTTAAATATAATCAACAACTTAGAGGTATTTCAGAACAAGCATTGGCTTTTAGAGAAGGAGCTAGGGAGGAAGCAAAGAAAGACAGAATCTCACAGCAGAACACTCAACAATCCAAGCTTATTAATCAAAGGAAGAATGCTCTTCCTCCACAGAATTTTGAATCAAATGAAGATAGTTTGGACGGATTTGACTTAGCTGAGTTCGACCCTAGATAGTGAATCATTTGAACAAAAATTATTTATTAACTTTGTATAAAAATTTAATCTAATGGATATAATAGTAAAAGACCTTGGGTCTGTTGACGAAAAGTCAGCATCCCAAAAAGAACAAGAAGTTCTAGATAAAGCTTCAGACAAAACATCTGAAGACACCACCGTGGAAAAGGTAGTTGAATCTACCCCACCGGTACAAGAGAGTGTAGAGGCTCCGGCTGAAACACCAATAGAAGAAATAACTCAATCCTCAGAGTTAAAAGAGGAAGACGTTCTTTCATTTATTAAGAGCCGATACAACAAAGAAGTTGCATCCGTTGAAGACTTGTTAGCTACTAAACAAAGCAATCAAGAACTTCCTGAGGATATTGCAGCATATTTGGAGTACAAAAAAGAAACAGGACGTAGCTTTGCTGACTATTCAAAATTGAATAGAGACTTTAAAGCTATGGACGAAAAGCAGCTTCTTAGAGAATATTATTCTACTACAGAAGATTCGTTAGATGAAGATGATATTCAATATATGTTGGATGATTTTAATTATGACGAGGAAGTAGACGAAGATAATATTGTCAAAAAAAAGAAGTTAGCTTTTAAAAAAGAAGTTGGTAAAGCTCGTAAGTTTTTTGAGAAGCAAAAAGAAATGTACAAGGAGCCTCTTGAGTCAAGTGGTAAATCTTTTTCTAAGGAGCAACAAGAAAAACTCGATGCTTATAACCAATATGTAAACGATGCTCAGACCTATGAAGAGGAAGCGAAAAGGAAACGAGAGTGGTTTTTAAATAAAACCGAAGAAGTTTTTCATCCGGAGTTCAAAGGTTTTGACTTCAAGGTTGGTGAAGATAAAGTTATTACTTTTTTACCTTCTAAGAATGTGTCTGAGATTAAGAAGCTTAATTCTGATTCAATGAATTTTATCAAAAAATATCTTGATGAAGAAAGTGGATTAATCAATGATGCAGTAGGATACCATAGAGCTGCGTCAATTGCACAAAATCCTGAAAGGTTTGCTAAGTTCTTTTATGAACAAGGACAAGCCGATGCTACGACAGATGTAACAAAAAAAATAAAAAATGTTAATATGTCTACGAGGAATGCACCTCAAGTAACAAAGAAGGATGGTATGACAATTCGAGCGATTAACCCTAGTGAGGGAAGAGGACTCAAAATTAGAAGTAATAAGAATAAATAATAACATTTAAAAATTAGTAATTATGGCAGGAAATTTAGCCGGTTCTCCTAGTTTTTCTTTGCAGCCTTCTGCACAGAAAGTACCACTAGAGAGTAACTATATTACCAACTTTGATTTCTTAAATCAGTATCTACCTGATACATATGAGAAAGAATTTGAAAGATATGGTAACCGTACATTAAGCTCATTCCTAAGAATGGTAGGAGCTGAGATGCCTTCTAATTCTGACCTTATTAAATGGGCAGAACAAGGCAGACTACATATTAAATATGTAGAAGTAGGAAGTGCAGCAGCCGCAGGTGCAGCTACAGCAACATTCCAAATTAATGATTCAGCAATAGGTGCAAACCCTGTTGGTACTGTAATCACAGGAAGCAATCCTTTTGATGCACAAGGTGCTCCCGCTCTTAGAGAGGGACAAACAGTTGTGATTAATCAAAACAATGGTTCAGGTGAAAACAAAGGTATTATTACAGCAGTTGCTGTTGGTGGTAACATCTTACAATTTACAGTAGCATTCTATGAAACCGCAGGTTTAGTTACCGCAGGTACAGGTGTTGGAAATGCTGATGTAACAGTATTCATTTATGGTTCTGAATTCCAAAAAGGAACAGCAGGAATGGATGGTTCCTTAGAATCTGATGACTACATCTTTGAAAACAACCCAATCATCTTAAAAGATACATATCTAGTTAATGGTTCAGATATGGCTCAAATTGGATGGGTTGAAATTACAACAGAAGATGGAGGTTCAGGATATCTATGGTACCTAAAATCTGAGCACGAAACAAGACTTAGATTTGATGACTACTTAGAAACATCTATGATTGAAGCAGTACCCGCAGAAAATGTAGGGGGTGTAGCTTCAGGTGCTTTAGCCGCAGGTTTCATTGGTTCTGAAGGTGTATTCCACGCAGTAGGAACAAGAGGAAACTTATGGGGTGGTGGTAACCCTGATGCATTAGCTGACTTTGATGCAGTTATTGATAGATTAGACAAGCAAGGAGCAATTGAAGAAAACGTAATCTTTGTCAACAGACAATTCGGATTCGATATTGATGATATGTTAGCAGCACAAAACTCTTACGGAGCAGGTGGTTCATCTTATGGACTATTTGACAACGATGAGGAAATGGCTCTTAACTTAGGATTCACAGGATTCCGTAGAGGTTATGACTTCTATAAGTCTGATTGGAAGTACCTAAACGACCCAACAATGAGAGGTGGTTTAACTAACATCCCTGTTATTGCAGGTTCAGGTGCTATCACAGGTTTATTAGTTCCTGCAGGTTCAACAAGTGTTTATGACCAAGTTCTTGGTAAAAACGCTAAGAGACCTTTCTTGCACGTTAGATATAGAGCTTCAGAAACTGAAGACAGACGTTACAAGACTTGGATAACAGGTTCAGCAGGTGGAGCAGCTACAACGGACATTGATGAGATGAGAGTTAACTTCTTATCTGAAAGATGTGTTTGCGTTATGGGTGCTAACAACTTTGTATTATTCGAAGAATAATATTTGTAGTGTAAATATGATAAGGGTGTCTTCGGGCACCCCTATCTTTTTTAATATAATTTAATTTTAATGTAATGAAACAAAAAAAAGAAATAAAAGACCGAGTCTATAGACTCACAAGAGGAGCAGCTCCATTGAGTTTTATGCTCCCTTCCAAAAGTTCCAAGCGTAGACCTCTACTACATTTTGACAATGAGTCAGGGGAGAACAGAGAAATTCGATACGCAACTAATCAAATGAGTCCTTTTAAAGATGAACAAGATGGTAACGCTATAGTTACTCCTATTATTTTTGAGTCAGGATTATTAAGGGTTAGAAAACAAAACCAAGCTTTACAAAAATTCTTAGCTTATCATCCTTTAAATGGAATAAAATTTGAAGAGGTTGATACGGCAAAAGATGCAGCAAAAGAAGTAGAGGCAATGAATGTTGAAGTGGACGCTTTAATTGCAGCTAAAACTTTAAAGCTTGAACAGTTAGAATCTTTAGGTAGGGTTATCTTAAAAGGTGATGTTACCAAAATGTCTACAGCAGAGTTAAAAAGAGATATGTTGGTTTATGCGAGAAACTATCCCGCAGAATTTTTAGAAGCTCTTGAAGACCCTGCATTAAAATTACATTCTACTATTCAACAATTTTTTGATGAAAGAATGTTAGCATATAGAAACAAAAACAAAGATGTTTACTTTAATCTTCCTTCGAATAAGAAAAGATTATTAACTATTCCATATGGGGAAGACCCCATGCACGTCATTGCATCTTACTTTAAGTCAGATGAAGGAATAGAAAAACTTGAATACTTAGAAAAAAAACTAAGTTAGTGCAGGTACACATTTAGATGAAGGGGGGTTGATTTTTTCAACCCTCTTTTTTTTTTGTTTATCTTTGTAAAAAAGAAGTTATTAATGATAAACTCAGTACGAAATACAGTATTAGCTATTCTAAATAAAAATAACTACGGATATATTTCCCCTCAAGATTTTAACTTATTTGCCAAACAAGCTCAGTTAGATATTTTTGAAGATTATTTTTATCAGTATAATTATCAAGTAAATAAAGAAAATAAAAGATTATCAGGCACAGGGTATGCTGATATTAAAAAAGGTTATGAGGAAGTAATAGATTTATTTGCAGTAAATCTTCCCCTTCAATATGTAGGGACAAACGTTTTTCTATATCCAAGTCAAGCTACTACAGGGTCAGATTATTATTTTATTGACACAGTATTATATTCTCCATCATTAGGTGTAGCAGGGGTTTCATCTAGTGATTTTGTAGTAGTTGAGAAAGTATCCAATAGTAAGATATCTTTACTGCGTTCTTCTTTACTTACATCTCCTACTGACACATATCCTGCTTATGTTGGAGACCAAGGGAACATTATTATTATCTATGGACCTGATGTTGCTAACTTAGCACAGAATGCTATTTGGTGTCAATACATTAGGTACCCAAGAGACCCCCAATGGACATACACAACTTTGACAGGAGGGGAGCCGGTATTCAATCAATCGAATCCATCTTATCAAGATTTTGAATTACCTTTAGATGATGAGCCGTCATTAGTTATGAAAATATTACAATTTGCAGGTATGTCTATTAGAGAAATACAAGCCGTTCAATTTGGTCAGGCTACGGAGCAATATGAAGATAATCAAGAAAAATAATAGTATATGTATATAACACCATATCAATATTACGAAAACGGAGGTAACCAACCTGAAGATGCAAATTGGGGTTCATATCAATTCGTTAGCTTGGAGGATATAGTTAATAATTTTTTATTAATGTATTCGGGCAATCATTCATTAGTAAACAACGAAGAAAGATATAAAATATTATTTCATGCAAAACGAGGTATACAAGAATTAAATTATGATGCTTTTAAAGAAATTAAAATTTTAGAACTTGATGTGTGTAACAACTTAAGGTTTGTATTACCACCGGACTATGTGAATTGGGTACGAATTTCAGTATTTAGAAATGGTATACTATATCCATTAACTGAAAATATTCAAACTAATTGGGCAGATGCATATCTTCAAGACAATGACTGTAGGATTCTATTTGACCAAGATGGAAATATTTTAAAACCTCAGTATTCAGATTTAGATTTTGAAAGAATAACCTCGGGTCTTAAGAGCCTTTACTTAAATAAGAATAGTATTTTTTATGGATACGAGGGTTGGTGCTGCGATGGCTATTGGTATTTTGATTATGCTATAGGTGCAAGATTTGGATTGAATACTGAAACTGCAAATGCTAATCCTACTTTTTCTATAAACAGAAAAGGTGGAGTTATTAATTTTAGTTCAGGAATGGCAAACGAAAAGTGTATACTCGAATATGTATCCGATGGTATGGAAAATGGTAATGACTCTTTAGTGAGTGTCAACAAATTATTTGAAGATTATATTTATGCATATATCGAGTATGCTATTCTAAGTTCAAAGTTAGGTGTACAAGAGTACATAGTTGGTAGGGTAAGAAAAAAGAAATCTGCTTTACTAAGAAATGCAAAGATTAGAATAAGCAATATACATCCCGGAAGATTATTAATGAATCTCAGAGGAAAAGATAAATGGATAAAATAGAATGGCAACCACAAGTAGAAATTTTGTAGCAGGTAAAATGAATAAGGGTCTTGATGAAAGACTCTTGCCTAATGGGCAGTATATAGATGCTGTTAATGTCCGTTTGGGTTCTACTGAAACCACGGAAATAGGAGCGGTTGAAAATTCCAAAGGGAATGAACAAATAACTTCTCTTCAATATAATGGAACCGCTTTATCTTCTCAGGCAACTTGTATTGGTGCTTATGCTTTAGGTGAACAAGAAACTATGTTTTGGTTTGTTCACGACCCTGCATTCGGACAAGGAGCGACAGGTAAATGTGATATGATAGTTTCTTTTGAAACCACGTCTCAAACTTTAGAGTATCACATAATTAGTATTGATGACGGAGGTGGGGTAAATACTACTTTAAATTTTCAACCTAGACAATTAGTTTTAGGTGTAGACTTTGTAGATAACTTATTATTTTTTACAGACAATTTTAATCCCCCTAGATTTATAAATATAAATAGAAACTATAATAACCCAAGTGTTACTTTTATAGACCAATTTTCTGCAGAATCTATTTTAGTTATTAAGCGTCCACCGTTTACAGCACCACTAATTACCTCTTTAGCGGGTGGACAAAATAATTACTTAGAAGATAGGTTTGTGTGTTTTGGATACAGATATAAATATGCAGATAACGAATACTCTGCAACCTCACCATTTAGTCCCCCCTCTTTTATACCGGGTCCTTTTTCGTTTTCTTCTTCTAGTTTTTTAAATCAAGGAATGTTAAATACTACAAATATTGCGGAAATTAGTTATCATAGTGGTGGACCCTTAGTCCTTGGTATTGATTTATTATTTAAAGATATGAATACCGGCT